TACTTGATAAAGTGGAAAAGAAAGACAGCGGAAAAGAACAACTCGATAAGGCGATGAAGGCGCCTATAGATATCGAGAAACTACGTAGAAAGGGGTTAGTATGACAGAACTAACAGTAGGAATTTGGAACGTAATATTAGAAAGCAGAGACTCTCTGCTAAGGACAGTAATTTATACAATAGGACATTTTGTAATTGCTATAACTTGTTTAATGCTTATTGCAGATGTGCCTTTAGCAGTAGCAGCAACTGATGCAATAGTTGAACCAATTGCGAATTCAGTTTGGTACTTTGTATTAGATAAGTGGTGGGCATCACGAGCATTTAAGGAGAAAATAAAAGCATGACAGATAAAGATAAAAAACATTGGTTTTCAAACTTTGTAAACAATACATTAGGTGGAAAGAAGAAAGAAGAGATAGTTCCGCCAAGTTCAGAAGAAGAAAGAAGAGCTGTTCTTGATAGAGAAAAAGAAGAAGCTACTAAAGCAGGAAAAGCTTGGGTAGCTGTACTTGATACACAAGTAAATCCTGAAAATATTAAAAATGGCTTCTTTGAATTAGATTGGAATAATCAATTTATTGAAGAACTACTTGATGCTGGATATAGTGGAGAGACAAACGAAGCTATTGTTGACTCTTGGTTTAAGAGCATTGTAGTACAAATGCTGGAAGAAGAAGGACAGTCTACAGACAGAGACATGGGTCATATTAAAATTGTTTCTAATGGAGATGGAAAGTCTGAGGTGTCTTAATGGAAATAACTAGGTTAAAAAGTCACACACCTATTACTCCTTATGCTCCTGGATGGGACGCACCTTTAGGATTTTCGCAATGGGGAGCGTCTGATAAGGTAGATACAATAAGAAACTTTTTACTAGAAAAAGAAGAAGAAGTTTTAAAACTTCCTTGGCAAGGGCAAGGAAGAACAGGATTAGATGAAGATAAAGTTACTACTAGATATGGTAGGTATCATGTATTTGACTTTGCTGATGAATGTCCGGAACTCGAAGATTTATTACAATGGATTAGACAGCAATGGGTTGATTTTATAAAAATGGACTGTACAGAGCCTTATCCTTTGCATTTTACGTGTTGGTATAATATATTGCGTAAAGGTGATAAGATTGATCTTCATAGACATTGTGCCGGTGAAAGAACTTATTTAAGTGCTAATATGCATTTGGATGATTACAAAGACAGCAAAACAGTTTACGAGCATATGGAAATGGCAATATCTCTTCCAAATGTAAAAGGTGGATTAACATTTTTTCCTGGTTATGTAGAACATTATGTTCCTGTTTATGACGGTGAACAACCTAGAGTAAGTTTAGCAATGGATATCTATGTTTACATGCCTCCATTATTTGGTGTTCAAGATCATTTACAACATCGTCCTTTCATAGATCCTTCCTGGATTATTCCAAACGGCTCAGTAGATGTTACCGGTAAATCCTAGGTTGACACAAGCCAGATCTTGTGCTATAATAAAACTATAAATTACTTAAGGATTGACTTATGAGTACATATGTACTAGTTGACACTGCTAATACTTTCTTTCGTGCTAGGCACGTAGTTCGTGGTGATCTTGACACTAAAGTAGGCATGGCTCTACACATTACACTTAATAGCATTAAGAAAGCATGGCAAGACTTTGATGCAGATCATGTTGTATTTTGTTTAGAAGGTCGTAGCTGGCGTAAGGACTATTACGAACCGTACAAGCGTAATAGGCAACAGGCACGTGATGCACTTACTGTAAAAGAAGCAGAAGAAGATACAGCGTTTTGGGAAATCTTTGACGAGTTTAAGAACTTTGTTACAGAAAAGACTAATTGTACTGTTATGCAACATCCACAACTAGAAGCAGATGATCTTATTGCAGGTTGGGTACAAGCACATCCTGAAGACAATCATGTTATTATTAGCACAGACGGTGACTTTGCACAACTAATTGCTCCTAACTGTAAACAGTATAACGGTGTTAGCAACACAACTATTACACACGAAGGTTACTTTACAGACAAAGGTGAACGTGTAATTGACAAGAAAACTAAAGAAGCTAGGCCTGCACCCGAACCTGCATTTATGTTGTTTGAGAAATGTATGCGTGGTGATACTAGCGATAATGTGTTCAGTGCATATCCAGGTGTACGTAAAAAAGGCACTAAGAACAAAGTTGGCCTTGTTGAAGCATTTGCTGACAAAGACACAAAAGGCTACAACTGGAATAACATGATGTTACAACGCTGGACTGATCATGAAGGTGTAGAACATCGTGTACTAGAAGACTATCAGCGTAATGTTGTATTGTGTGATCTTACTGCACAACCTGGCAACATTAGAAGTATTATTAATGATGTAATTGAAGATGCAATGACTCCGAAAGATGTAAGCCAAGTAGGTATGCGTCTTATGAAGTTCTGTGCTAAGTGGGATATGCAACGTATTGCAGATCAAGCACAGTTATATGCAACTCCATTGCAAGCGAGGTACCCTATATGACAATAAAAGCAAATACTGTTTTAAAAAATAAATTTTGGATTGTTGAAGACAACGGCCAAAAGATCGGAACACTTAGTTATAACGATGAACGTTATCTATATTCATGTAATAATGAAACTTGTTTTTTTGATAATCAAAAACAAATCAGTAAAAAATTAGGAACAATACATTGGGATGATGACGTTCCTAAAACAATAAAGTCAACTGAGAAAATTGTACATAATTACCCTACTAGTGTTACACCTTATAACACTATGTATGACGTACAACGTAAACTGCCTTTATTTACTAAGTCATCTAAATCAAATAGCTTATATTGTGCAGGATATTATATTATACATTTTGATAAAGGCTGGGTCAAAAGTTTTTGTCCTAAACTAGTTACATTAGAACGTTATGAATCTAAGGGGCCGTTCAAAACTGATGTTGAAATGAGGCAGGAGTTATCAATTGCAAACCGTTGAACCATTAAACACAATACCTTTACAACTATTCATTCAACAAGTAAAAAGTGCAGAAGCTAGCCAATCTAGAGAGATTAAATTAGATATTGCAACTGCTAAAAACCTTGCATTTACTATTGGAATAGTGATGAGTAGACTAGAAGGAGATCTTGAAAAACTAGTGCAAGAAAGTAACAATGCTCAAGAAGAAGTTATAGAAGTTAACTTAGATGGCGGCTCCAGTTGGAAATAAGTATGCACTTAACCTAAAAAGAGATAAATATATGCGTAGTTAATAAGAAGGATTCGCATATGAGTAGACCAAAACCAACTGTTATACTTGAGCATATAAACAATGATAATTATAAATCAGATCAAGTACTAGAAGCAGAAGCAATATGGGCAGTATTTTATCAAGACAAACCTTTCAATTTAAAAAGTGCAAATATGCTTACTAATTATCCAGGCCCAAAATATAAAAAAGTAAGTTTCAGTAATCCCGGGCATGCACACAACTTAGCCAAAAAACTAAATGATATGTTTTCAAGTGAAGAGTTTGCAGTGTATAAACTTACAGATGGCGAAGTAGTTACAGAAGAATGAACTGGAAAGAAGCATATACTAAGATCTTTTTAAAAGAACAAGGTAAAAGTGCAAACGAAGTAACAATAAAAGAGTTTATGCCACTATGGTGGAAGAACACTAGAGACAAAGGAGCAAGTGGTTTAAGATTAACCGAAGCTGGATTCGATTTAATAAATCAAATAGATCTAGCTACATATGATGTTCCTTATCCTAAAGATATGCCATTAACTACACAAGTTATTATATTTTTAGATAAATTTATAGACTGCCCATATTACATTAGTCCTAGATCTATTATAGTAACTAGTGAAAAGAAAGCAGTTGAACTAAGTCTTTTTTCAGGAGACTTAAGAAAATATGGACTTACTAAAGCAATGTCAAGAACAGAGAAAGGTGAATAATGTGGTTCCAAGGACAAGTAGATCTTCCCGACTTTAACGAATACGAAAAATTATCATACGAAAAACACCCAGCATATCAAGATGATATAACAGAATGGAAAAGACAAGGTTATACACACACTAGTTTTACTGGTGCAATGCATGTAGTCAAAGAAGACTATATATGGTTAGATAAAATAGCAGAAAAAATTGGCTTATCCAATTGTGGATTTACATTTTATAAAATGTCCACAGGAGATATTATGCCAAGACATAAAGATCATTTTAATATGTATCAAAAAATATACAATGTAGAAAAATCCAAAGTATGGAGAGCAGTAGTTGTACTTCAAGACTGGGAGCCTGGACATTATTTTGATATTGAACATCGTGCTATTGTAAATTATAAACGCGGAGAATTTGTTTTATTTGACGCTTTTTGTGAACATTCTGCAGCTAATCTTGGTCTTAACGACCGTTATACATTGCAGATTACTGGACAACTACCAAGCTTAGAGGCAGTATAATGCCAACACACGGCTGGTTTGCTACTCCAATTTATATAGATCAACTAAAAGGATCTGAATATAATCAAGTACAATCAGAACTATTTTCAGCATATGAAAAATTAGACTTCGGACAAAATCCATATTGGAGTACAGATACTCATGAGCTAAACTCTGATGCCTTTAAATATGATCATTTAACAAAGTTAGGATGTACTAAATTTTTAGCAGTACTAGATAAACATTTAAATCTTTACATGGATGAAATAAAATGTCAGTACGAAAGAAAATATACTATTACACAAAGTTGGTTTACAAAAACTAAACCTGGAAAATATGCTCATAGACACGATCATGGAGCAGATGATGTTTCGGGTGTATATTATCTAAAAACAAATCAAAAAGATGGCAATTTATTATTACAATCACCAAATCAACCATTTCAGTCTAATTGGGTATATGCCTGTGTAAATGAAGATATATCATTTCCGTTAGGTGAAGGTATAATAGGTTTTTGGCCTAGTAATATAGTTCATGGAACACAAACTAATAAGTCAAATGATGATAGAATAAGTATTAGTTTCAATATAAGGTTTGAAAGATAACATGTATTACAAATACATTGATCAAGAATTTTCAACAGAAGTATGTAATAAAATAAAAAACACACCGTTGGATAAATTTATACTTAGAAATCCTGCTTGGAGAAAACTTAGCCATAGTAGCACAATAAAAGAAATGGAAGCTATTGTTGGAGTTCGTGATGCTAAAGAACTTATGCGAAGAAAGCTTCTAATGCTCCGTAAATTTCCAGGTGCTACAAGACTAGAATTTAGTCAATATAGTTTGCCAGATGATCTAGCAGATGAATTAATCGAGAGCTTACCTAATGCTATAAAAGATCTTGGTAGAGACGAAATGGTACCTATCTTGCAAGTAAGTACCGGCGGAACTATGTTGTATCCACACAAAGGACACTACCGAAAAGCAAGTATTTTTAAACTACTACAAGGCGACCAAGAGACTACTACATGGTGGAAGAACACCGAAGACTTTAAGGTAGTAGACGAATATCGTATTCCGGATGTAACTAAGTTAGAAGTAGCAGATCAAGCACAATTAGTAGAAGATAAATGGTTAATTTTTAATCATTTTGAGTGGCATAGTGTGCAAAAATCCAATCCAAACAGTCTACGTATTAATGTAGGAGTAGACTTTAATACACTATCTGCCCAAGATATTTTCAATCTTTTTTCAAAAAAATAGCATTTTCTGGTTGACATTTCCTTAAAAGGTGCTATACTATATGTATAGTTAGAAATTAGCACTGATAACTTATTTAGAAACTGATAAGAGGGAAATACAAGATGGAAACTGCAACTGCACTTAGAACCGTAACACCAAATAATGCAAAGAAGAGCATTCGACACGCAATGACTAAAAAGCGTCCGATCTTCATATGGGGACCTCCAGGCATTGGTAAGTCCGACATTGTTGGACAAATTACAAATGACTTAGGTAATAGTCATTTAATCGACATTAGACTATCACTATGGGAGCCTACAGACATTAAAGGTATTCCTTATTTTGATAGTAATGCAGGTACTATGGTTTGGGCACCTCCTGCAGAACTTCCAAGTGAAGAATTTGCGGCACAATTTGATTGGGTTGTACTTTTCTTAGACGAAATGAATTCGGCTGCACCTAGTGTGCAAGCGGCAGCTTATCAGCTTATCCTTAACAGACGTATTGGACAGTACAAACTTCCGGACAATGTTTTGATTATTGCCGCTGGTAATAGAGAAGCTGACAAAGGTGTTACTTACAGAATGCCTGCTCCGTTAGCTAACAGATTTATCCACTTAGAACTAGTAGTTGGTTGGGACGACTGGTTTCAGTGGGCAGTAACTAATAATCAACATCAAGATGTTGTTGGTTACTTGACATTTGCAAAAAAAGACTTGTATGACTTTGATCCTAAAAGTCCAAGTCGTTCATTTGCAACACCTCGTTCATGGTCGTTTGTATCCGAGTTATTGGAAGACGACATTGACGAAGCCACTACAACCGATTTGGTTAGTGGTGCAGTTGGAGAAGGACTGGCAGTTAAATTTATGGCGCACCGAAAGGTAGCTAGTGAAATGCCAAATCCAACTGATATACTCGCAGGGAAGGTCACGGAAATGACCAGTAAAGAAATCAGTGCTATGTATTCCCTCACTGTGTCATTGTGTTACGAGCTAAAAGAAGCTTGTGATAAGAGTGACAAAAAGTTTGACGATAAAGTCAACAACTTCCTGCGATTTGCAATGGATAACTTCGAGACTGAGTTAGTTGTTATGGGCATTAAGCTCGCACTAACACAGTATGGGTTACCCATTGATCCAGACGCAGTGGAATGTTTTGACGAATTCCACGATCGTTATGGAAAATACATTAAAGCCGCACAAGGCGTTTAATGTAATTATGGAGGGTGGGTTTACTCACCCTCCATTCTTTTCGGTTGACAAACGTCATATAGATGCTATAATATAAGTATAAAGTAACAAAAAGAAGGGCAAAACACATGAACGCACTAACACAAATAGACACATATTATTCCAAGTTAGTAGATCAGCATGCTCCAATTTATAATGTTGCAGGCAAAAAACATTGGCAACCTAATCCGGATATTACTCCAGAAGCACTAAAGCTTATGCGAGAAGATGTTGAAGATCGTATTATTGTTGCTCGTGTAGGATTATTACTTAGACATCCATTCTTTGGTAACATGGCAACACGTCTTAAAATTGTATGTGGCGACGATTGGTGCCCTACTGCCGCAGTTGATGGCAGAAACTTATACTTTAACACCCAATTCTTTAATGCACTTTCAAATCGTGAAATTGAATTTGTTATTGCACACGAAATATTACATTGTGTGTTTGATCACCTTATTAGGCGTGAAGATAGAGATGCATTAATTTACAATATTGCCGCTGACTATATTGTAAACAATATA